ATGATATACTCACTTTGGGTATTTGTCAATTATTTAAATTACCCAAAATGAGTGTGCTGTTTTTGTGTGCCTTTCTCATTTTGGGAAATACTTCTTGACTTTTTACCCGTTCTGTGTAATTATCTTCTTATCTCAAAGTAGAAGGTGAGTGTATGAACCGTTTAAAAGAAATGCGGGAAGCTCGCGGCCTGAATATGCGCGAAGCTGCCCGTTTGTTAAAAATGCCATATACCACGTATGTCAACTATGAAAAAGGCGCGAGGGAACCCAACTCAGAAACTTTGATACAGTTGGCTGATTTCTATGATACAACCATCGATTACATGCTCGGGAAAACCGACGATCCGAATTCTGTAACGGTTTCCTCTTCCGATAGCAACATCCTCCCCTTCCCGGACATGAAGAGCGTCCCGCTTATCGGCACCATCGCCTGCGGGGAGCCGATTCTTGCCGCCGAGAATATCGAGTGTGAGGTCGATATGCCCGAGCACGTCAAAGCAGACTTTGCCCTCCGCTGCAAGGGTGACAGCATGATCAACGCCCGCATCTATGACGGCGATATCGTCTACATCCGCCAGCAGCCCACCGTCGACGACGGCCAGATCGCCGCCGTCCTTGTGGATGACGAGGCCACGCTCAAGCGCGTTCACTTTTACCCCGATCATGTGGTACTGGAACCGGAAAACCCGCAGTACCGCCCGCTCTCCTTCTGGGAGTCGGACATGAATAAGATCCGCATCCTCGGCAAAGCCGTAGCATTTACCAGTAATGTGAGATGACAGGAGCTGATTGTGATGGAAGATAACGCAAACCGGCAGCTCTCCATAAAGCTTTCCGGTGATGACTTTTCCAATCCCGACGGAACACCCCGCCAAGTCTATCTGAAGCAGGCTTACGATAACAGCGGTGTCGGCGATTGGGAGCTGACACCTTTTCACTACAGCGACAAAGAGACCTTCGCCGCTCTCTATAACGGCAACATCATCGGCACGGTACCCCAGAACCGATATGAGGAGCTGCGCTCCATACTTGATAAGATCACCCATCTGAGTGTGACCGTCCGGGAATACATCCCGGATCATGGCCGCGCGGCAGAGCCTTCCGCGGCGAAGCATTATCAGGCATATCTTTCTGTAGACTATAAAGCGGAGGTTTCGGCTTCCTTTGCCCCTCCCCTGCCGCCTCCTGCTCCGGCAGCTCCTGCTCCTCGGAAATTGCAGACTTCTTCCCAGGAGTCTTACTCTTCCGCTTCTTCTCCCGTTCAGACTTCGTCACGTCCGAAAAGCAAAGTACTCCCCATTGTTGGAATCGTTTTGCTTCTTCTTGTTATTTTTGGGAACGGCGTTTCACGCAATTCTTCGCAGGGCGAGAGGCTTAAAAAGGAAACTGTTATACAGCATTGTGTCGACCTTGCAGAAAAGCGTTTGCCCGGGGCTGTTTCTTATGAATGGGATAGGGCGAAAGACACTTTTACTCTTTTTGTATGGGATGATTCTTTTGTTTCCACCGGTCTTGCCGTAAAGGCTGGCAAAGACGGCTCTGCGGAGGTCTGGGATGATCTTATTATCAGCTTAAAAACTGTTTGTGCCTCCATGCAGATAAAATTCCGTGATAACGGGTATGGCACTACTGTCGCTGTCTGCGCTGTTGATCCAAGCAACCACGATAACGTCTTGCTCATGGTCAGCAAAAACAAGGTATTGTATGATGCAACGTGGAGCTAAAAAAATACCCCGGCGCTCTCGCGCCGGGGTGATGGTGATCCTATGAATGATTTGCATGATATTGTTCTTGGTCTTGTGCTGAACGCGGTTTATGGTTTCCTCGCGTTCCTTTTTCGGGCTTCGATGCGTCCAGGAGCTCCGGAGCGTGGCGTGAAATACAGCCGTTCCCGGATTCTCCGGCAGTTCTATATTTGCCTTGCCTGTCTGATCGTTGGCACCTTTGTTTTTGCTTATGTCCGCGCCGATACTCCGTTTTCAGTGTCTGGGATTATAAAGAGTCTTTCCAGTCTCCTCTGCCTGTTTTCCCTGATCTTTCTTGTCGGCGCCTTTGACGCTGCCCTTGAATACCAGGGGACGGAAGATAAACTCCCACATGGTCAGCGTGATCATGCCCTGGACGATCTCGCGCAGTGTGAACGTAAACGGTAAATCCATCGCGTTCCCCTCCTTTATCTTTGTGTTTATTATACCACATTTCCCGCAACCATGGAGGTGAAAAAATGAAAACCGCCGCCGCGTATGTCCGCGTGTCCACCGAGCGGCAGGACGAATACAGCCTTGACTCCCAGCTCAAGCTGATCCGCGAGTACGCCGCCGGGCACGAGCTGGACGTGCCGCAGGAGTTTGTCTTCGTGGAGGACGGCGTCTCCGGCCGGAGCGCCAAAAAGCGCCCGGCCTTCCAGCGCATGATCGCGCTGGCCAAGGACAAGGCGCATCCTTTTGATGTGATCTTGGTCTGGAAGTATTCCCGCTTCGCCCGAAATCAGGAGGAGAGCATCGTCTATAAATCCATGCTCTCGAAGCTCGGCGTGGACGTGATCTCCATCTCCGAGCCGCTGGACGATTCCCCGTTTGGTTCTCTGATCGAGCGCATAATTGAGTGGATGGACGAATTTTACAGCATCCGCCTCGCGGGCGAGGTCAAACGCGGCATGTCGGAAAAGGTTGCCCGCGCGGAGATCGTCACCGTCCCCTCGTTTGGCTATGATGTCAGCGGGAAAACCTACGTTCCCAACGCCCAGGCCGGTATCGTGCGCGGGATCTTTGCCGACTATCTGGCCGGAAAGGGTATTGTCACCATCGCGCGGGAGCTCTCCGCCGCCGGCGTCCGTACCCGGCGCGGCTCCTCCCCCTCCAATCGCTGGGTGCGCTATCTGCTGCGCAATCCCGTCTATATCGGGAAGATCCGCTGGAGCCGTGACGGAAAGATCGACTATGTACACGGCGCGGAGAAAGACAGCGACAGCGCCATCCTGATCGACGGCGACTTTGAGCCGATCATTGACGCGGCCATCTTCGAGGCCGTGCAGAAGAAGCTGGATCGCCGTGCCGCCGATCTCCCTTACACCCGGCGGGACGAGCCAGTCTCCTGGATGCTCAAGGGGCTCGTCCGCTGCTCGTCCTGCGGATCCACGCTCGTCTATCAAGCGCTCTCCTGCCCGTCGATGCAGTGCCACAAGTACGCCCACGGCGCCTGCCGCGTCTCGCACTCCCTGTCGATCTCAAAGGCCAACCGCGCCGTCATCGCGGAGCTCGAAAACTGCGCCGTCTCCGATCGCTTCCCCGTTGCCCCGCGTGTGGCCAAAAAGTCAAACGGCCCCGACTATGATCATCTGATCGCCGTGGAGCAGGTCAAGCTCCGCCGTGTCCTGGAGGCCTACGAGGCCGGGATCGACTCGCTGGAGGAATACGCCCGGAAGAAGGCGCGCCTGCTCTCCGGCATTGAGGAGCTGCGCGCCCAGCAGTCTGCCGCCGCGTCGGCCGCTGCCGCCTATCAGCTCACCCCCGCCGACATGCGCCGCCGCGTTCTGGACGTCTTGACCATCCTCCGGGATCCCGCTCAGACAGAAACCGTCAAAAACACCGCCCTCCGCTCCATCCTTTCCCATATCGTCTATGATAAGCCCAACAATCAGCTCCGCCTCTTTTTTGCCTTTTGATATCATCGCTTTTTACAATCTGGGCCTCCTAATTGCAAAAACAGATTATACCAACGCGCCCCTGCTTATGCAGGGGCGCGTCTTTGATATCATGATATCATTTTTTAATCGTCGGGAGGCTTGTAAGTGTCGCCTGCGGCGTGACGGCCTGCGTACTCCGACTCTGTCGCGGTCTCGTCTGCTGCGCCGCCCTCGTCGCGGTCGATCTTGTCTTTGTAGTCCGCCAGCATCCTCCGCAGCCACGCAGGCACCGGAGCACCGAGTTTCCCCGCGTTCTCTGCAATGCTGCCGAGTTCTGTGATTATGTACCATAACAGCACCACCGGCGTCACCAAAGGGCCCACCTTTATCGGGAGATCGACGCCCGACCCGTTGACGATTACTGACAGCGCGGTGTCACAGAGCGCGGCGACAAGCACCGCGAAGATCTCGCCCAGCTTGTGCCACAGCCCCGCGCGCGCCTCGGCGCTCGACCAATCCCCGGCAGCGCTGGCCGCGGCGCTCCCGGAGATGTAGTCCAGGATAATGCAGCCGATCCAGATAATCACTGCCCAGCCTGTCCATCCCCACAATGAGGTGAGCAATGCGAGGATAGCGGCGACGCCCGCCTTGATTTCAGTGGCTTTTTCCGGTGCATTCATTTTTTATCTCCTCTCCATCATCGAAAGTGCGTTTTTGACGTATTCCCGGAATCCCTCCGAGAAATCCCCCGACCTGAGATACGCGAGCAATAAATCGCACGCCAGCTCAACCGGGTCAGTGACGCCGCCGCTATCTGTCGGCGCGTCGGACGGCTTGTCCGGGGCGCTGGGCGTGAGCTGGTGGTGATACTGATAGTCACAGCCTCCCGCGTCAACCAGCGTCTCAAACCGCGCGCTTCGGGTCAAGTCGGTGTCCACGTTGCCGCCGTAGCCCTCAACTCTCCCGCTGTCGCTTGTCTGCCACAGATCGCAGGGCGTGTTGGGCGGGGTCTGGCTCCACTTTGCCACCCAGATCAGCGTTCCGCCGGGCAGCTCGTCAGGCTTGACCTTTGCCCACAGATTGCCCTCAGAGCCATAGACGCCCGGCACATAGCCGTGCTCTGCGATTCCCGCGCACCACGCGTCCAACACGTCCAGCAGCGCGTCATGGTCAAGCCAGAGCTGATTAGGCTCCTCCACGTCAAGAAAAATGCCGCAAGGCAT